TGTTCGGGTGTTTTCCCTTTTCTTGATTCCATTATACACCCATTGAGTATAAATGTCAATATTTTCCAATGAAAAAACTATACAAAGATAACGCTTTTATTTTGTGCAATATGTTCAATGGGTACAAAAATATATCCTTGTATACAGTTTGTATACAGATTGATGACACAGGATAGGTAAGAATAGGTTAGTATAGTTTAGAATAGGATAGGTAAGAGCAGAAAAGAAAAACGCACAGCATTTTCTGCCGTGCGTTCCGCTTATGTTTCCCCTTTTTCTATACCATATAAGACAAGCAGATAAGTCTGCTATCCCTATATGGTATAAAAGGAAAACCTTAATATATAAGGCTTTCCCTCTCTTTGCCCCTTTTAAAATTTCCAATGTATTAAAACATCTTCATTATCTATTTCAATATAATATATAAGTGATTGAACAATTTCTCGCTTTTCTTCAATGGATAAGTCTTTTTTATTTATTAAATCCGCCAGCGTTTTAATTTCTTCAATCGTCATTTCGTCAGCGTCTGGATCTGGAACATTAAGAGAGCTTAACTCTTTTTCAAGGGTTGTTTTTGTTTCGTTTAAAGCAGTTACTTTTTGATTGATAGTATCAAGTGGCATATTCCCCAGAGAATATAAATCCATTAAATTTGAAATTTGTGATGTTATGCTTTCAATTTCTGCATTTATAACCTTTATTTTTTCACCTGCATTATTAACAGGTTTTTCATCTCTCATTTTTGCGATATATTCTGAATCTAACGCAAGTTGAGTTATAGAGGATATAACCACATTATCAAGTTCTAATGCCTTATAATTCTTATTCTTACAGTTTGGGTCTTTTATCATCTTTTTTTGTTTTTTATTGCGTGAATAACAACTATAATAATATGTGCCGCTTCCGTTACCTTGTCGGGCGTATCTGCCGCCACAATGTTTACAATATAGAATACCGCCCAAAAGTGATTTAAACGGTTTAGCGGTCGCACCATACTTTTCTTTTCTTTCATTCATTATAACCATAATATCATCGTGCGTCTTCTTGTCAAAAATCGGTTGGTGAATACCTTGATAATATTTATCACGGTGTTTCATCATTCCAATATATAAAGGATTTGAAAGAAGTCGGCGAACGGTTTTAGCGTCCCATTCACCGTATTTGTGCTTATAACCTTTTGCGGTCATTATATTTGCTATAGTTCTAACAGGCGTATTATTCAAGAAAAGTTTTGCGACTTCTTTTATTTGTGCTGCTTCATATTCATTTATTATAAGCATATCTTCTTTGTAATCATAACCAATCGGCACCCATTTTGAGCCGTGCCATTTTCCCTCTTTTGCTCTGCTGTCTTTTCCTATCATTGTTCTTTCTCTGATCTGCTCTCTTTCAAATTGTGCAAAGACGGCTAAAATTCCAAGAAAGGCTTTTCCTGTCGGTGTGCTGGTATCAAAATTTTCAGTTATTGAAGTGAAAAAAACATCGTGTTTATCAAAAACATCTTCTATAAGATATAATGTATCTTTCTGGCTTCTTGAAAGGCGGTCAAGCTTATAAACTAATACCATATTGAACTTACCTGTTTCAGCGTCTTTTATTAGTTGCTGAAGCCCAGGGCGGTTAAGGTTAGAGCCTGTAAATCCGCTGTCGGTATAAATTTTATAAACAGTCCAGCCCCTTGCTTCACAATACGCTTTCATTCTTTTTATTTGCTCTGGTATAGAATAATTGTCTTCTTGTTCGTGCCCAGATACACGAGGATATAGTGCAACTCTCATTTTTTTATTTCCCCTTTTCTATGTTGTTTTTTCTTCTTGCTGATATATAAGAACGCTTGTTTGCATTTTTCACAATTTATTCATTTTTACACCATACTTTTTTAATTTATGAAGTTTATATTTTATTTAACTTTATAAAAGGCTGGTGCTTCAATGAATAATGAGCTGCTGCAAAAATTACACTCTTATATAGAAAAGTTAGATAATTCACAAATTCGTTTTTTAATCCGTTTAATTGAAAATATGTTTTTAGACTGATATTTTTTATCAGTCTTTTTTTAATTTTTCTATAAGGTTTTTAACAAGTTCTTTTTCTGATTTTTCTAATGTCATAAAATCTTCTATCATTTTTTTTAATTCTGAATTTTTTAAAATTGCTGTTGTAAAGTCTGCCAGGTTTTCGGGAGTATATCCGTATTCTTCTTCAAAAATCAATTCTGACGGTCTTATGTCTAAAACATCTGATATTTTTTTTAATGTGCTTCTTTTAATGTTTACAACTCGCCCGCTTTCATATTTAGCGATAGCGGACTTTTGAACGCCTAAAATTTTCCCTAATTCTTCCTGCGTCAATTTTTTTGCTTGCCTTGCTTCCTTGATCTTAATTCCTATATTCACATACTCACCCCCTTTTATTGTTTCTTTATTATACACCTTTGTTTCCTAAAAATCAAGAAAAATTAAAAAATATTTTAAAAACTTTCAAAAAAAGTATTGACAAATTAAAATAAAAGTGATAATATGATAGTGTCTTTATCAGACACAAATAAAAAAGTGGGGTGAAAAAATGAACAAAAAAGCGTTGCGTAGCGTTATGGCTTTACACGGCGATACAAATAAAACGCTTGCTGAATTTTTAGGTATGACCGTACAGGCTTTTTCGTATAAAATCAATGAACGAACAACAGCCGCAGGGAATAAAGCAGAATTTAAGCAGGGTGAGATTGCCTTAATCAGAGACCGTTATAAGCTTAATGCTGACGATGTGGACAGAATTTTTTTTAATTAAAAAGTGTCGTAAAAAGACACTAACGACAAAGAAAGGAAAAAATGAGGGCTGTAAAAAATGCGAGTAATACATATTATGCAAGACGGCACTATCAGAAATTCCGTTGAGGGTGTTGTTATAAGAGATAAAAGATTTTATCAGATATTTAACAGCATACAAACAAAACACATAACGAAAGGAAAAAAAGAAAATGAAAAGATTTATTGATAAGGTTGTTTATACTTTTAATTGGTCTATGGCGGTTTTATTCTTCTTGTCAGCTATGGCACTTGACGGCGGATCGCTTATACCGACTTATATTTGTTTAGGAACTCTGGCATACGGTTTTATTTACATAGGTTATCAAAAATATAAAGCTTCAAAAGAGGTTGGATATTATGACGAATACGCCGAGTAATAGCAATGTAAAAATGTTTATATGTTCAAGCCGTGATGAATGGCTTGAAAAGAGAAAAAACACAATAGGCGGATCGGACGCTTCAGCGGTTATTGGTTTGAATCCTTATAAAAGCAATGTTGAATTATTCAAGGAAAAAACAGGGCTTATAATTCCAGAGGATATAAGCGATAAGCCTTATGTAAAATACGGCTCACAGGCTGAACAGTATTTAAGGGAATTATTCAAGCTGGATTTTCCAGAATATCAAGTGTTTTACGAGGAAAACAACATATTTTTCAATGATAAATACCCCTGGGGGCATTATTCCGCTGACGGTTGGCTATTAGATGATAAAGGCAGAAAAGGCGGTTTAGAAATCAAAACAACCGAAATATTAAAAAGCAGCCAAAGAGAAAAATGGAATAACAGAGTGCCAGACAATTATTACTGTCAAGTGCTGCACGGTTTCGCAATTTTGGAAGTTGATTTTTTCATACTGAAAGCACAATTAAAAACGGTATTTAATGGGATTCCGTATTTACAAGTCAAGCATTATCCTTTTGAACGGTCAGAGGTACAAGATGATATTGACTATTTAATGAAACAAGAGGGCGGATTTTGGGAAAAGGTTAAAAATAAACAATGCCCGAATTTGATATTGCCCGAATTATAAAGAAAGAATAAAAGAAAGGAAATTTTAAAAAATGGAATTAAAAATAACAAAATGGGCTATACCCGAAGAAACAGAATTTAACTATGAGGAATTAAAAACAGCAATAACAGAAAAAGCAGAGCATTATAAAACAATGGTGTATACCGAAAATGATATACCGATTGCAAAGGCTGACAGAGCAACGCTGAACAAGCTGAAAAAAGCCTTGAACGATGAGCGAATCTCAAGAGAAAAAGAATATTTAAAACCTTTTGCAGAATTTAACGCGAAAATAAATAACCTTATAAGCATAATTGACGAGCCTTTATTGCTTATAGATATGCAGGTTAAAGATTATGAAAATACAGAAAGACAAAAAAAGCACTCTGAAATAGAAAAAATATATACAGAGCTTAATCCTTATGAATGGTTGGGAATCGGTCATATATTCAATGAAAAATGGCTTAATGTTTCCGTTAAATTACCAGCTATTAAAAAGGAAATAGCAGAAAGAATTGAACAGATAAAATCAGACCTTGAAACACTTTCAAAATTATCCGAATTTAGCTACGAAGCAATAGAGGAATACAAAATAACGCTTAATCTTAACAGGGCTATTGCAGAGGGGCAAAGACAGGCGGAAATACAGGCGAAAAAAGCGGAAGCATTAAAACAGGCAGAAGAACAAAAAGAAATGCCGTGTATGCCGCAACCGCCAAAGCCAGAAGCTGAAGCAGAGGTAAAAAGAAAATGGATCGGCTTTAATGCGTATTTATCAGAATCAGAAGCGTTAAAACTTGCTGAATTTCTGAAATCAAACAATATTCAGTATAAAAAAATATAAATATAAAAAAATGAAAGAGGTTTAAAAAAATGAGTACAAAAAACAGTTTAACAAACAGAGAAGAAAAAAAGACTTTTAGTCAGTTTTTAGGCGGTGCAGGGGTTAAAACTTCCCTTATGAGTTCTTTAGGAAGTGAAAAGGCAGTTTCAAAGTTTACAGCAAATATTTTATCTGCTGTTTCAACGAATCCAGATTTGCAGAATTGCGATTTTCCTACGGTCGTTAGTGCTGGTTTGCTCGCAAATTCGCTTGATTTGTCTTTATCTCCGAGTTTAGGACTTGCCTATTTAGTGCCGTTTAATGACAGAAAGAATAATAGAACGGTAGCAACTTTTATTTTAGGTTACAGAGGTTATATTCAGTTAGCAATCCGAAGCGGTTATTATAAGAAAATAACAGCCCTTGAAATTAAAGAGGGTGAGTTAGTACATTATGACCCATTGACAGAGGAAATTGAGGTTAAATTGATTGAGAATGAAGCTGAAAGAGAATCAAGACAAACAATCGGCTATTATGCAATGTTTGAACACTTGAACGGATTTAGAAAAATTCTATATTGGAGCAAAGAAAAAATGAAGTTCCACGCTGATAAATATTCTGCTGCTTTTTCTCTTAATGCTACCACAGGCAAATATCCTAAAGTATCTTTTGAAGATTTTGAAGCTGGAAATTATGATAAATCTACGGCGTGGCTGTATAGCTCTTATTGGTATTCAGATTTTGACGGAATGGCACTTAAAACGATGTTAAGACAGTTAATTTCTAAATGGGGTATTATGTCAATAGAACTTCAGAAAGCTTTTGAAGCTGACACCGCAGAAATGGAAAAACAGGATATTGATTTCGGAAGTTTTGAAACCGAAAAGCCCGATATTATAGAGGGTGAAATAATAGAAGAATCTACAACAGTTGAAAATGCAGAAAATTCAGAAAATGAAGATATTGCAGGGGCGTTATTCAATTAAAGAAAGGTGTGTTGACTTATCAATAAAGTAACATTATTAGGACGCTTAACGGCTGATCCAGAATTATCATATACACAATCAGAAATGGCGGTATGCAGATATATTTTAGCGGTGAATCGCAAATACACAAAAGACGGTGAACAGGAAGCGGATTTTATTCGTTGCGTATGTTTCGGAAA